CCCAAGAGTAAACTCTCCGCTACTCACACACAGGCCTGTGGCCTCGTCAGCGATTAAGATTGACCAATTTTTTAAAACATCACATATTCTCATTGTTAGTCCTTTTCTCTGTAGAACTGGTTGTGGAATGGCCCCTTGTTTCCATCAAAAACGAGGGGTTTTTCTTTAGTTGAATGACCAAGTCCCTGCTTTTTCCCACTTTGCGTTTCCTCCCAACCTTAGAAGACAGCCTGATTGAGTGTCATCTTCCCATACTCTTAAAATGTATTGACCTCCTCTTTCACCACGAATCCAGTAATCCTTGAACCATTTTTGTCCATCGTTAGAGAGTTCTCGGTAAGTATGTGTGAGTTTGAATTTCTTTCCGTCGATAACCATTGTCCTGACAACGCAATCCATGTTTTTCCCTTTCTTAGCATGTTCCTTCGACTCCCTCTTTATCTATTATTCAATTATATTTGTCAACTATTTGTAATACAAAAAATAAAATAAAATAAACATCGCCGAATTGCCGGCCTTGCCTCGTTTCTGACTTAGCGCCATACTTGCAGGCAAATATTCAGAATAAAAAAACAGGGAGAAAACAGATGGCTAGCGGATTTTTTAATGATCCTTCCCCAACGAACTGGCTCAAAGTCAAATGGTCGAACGAAGCCAAAAGCAAACCCAAAAAACCAAAAAAGCCAAATCCCCCAAAAGGCTGCTAGATGAGCGAAAAGCCTCCAGAGACCCCAAAGCCCTTCGGACGACCTCCCGAATACCGTCCCGAATATTGTCAAAAACTCATTGAACATATGTCGGAGGGGTTTAGCTTTGAAAGCTTTGCAGCAGTAATAGATGTTCACAGAGATACTCTCTATGAATGGGCAAAGGTTTATCCCGACTTTTCCGACGTCAAAAAAATGGGGAAGGATAAAGCTTTACTCTGGTGGGAGAAAGAAGGAAAGAAGGGTCTTAGGGAGAAGAATTTCAATGCTACTGTTTATGTCTGGTCCACAAAAAATATCTGTAAATGGACCGACAGACACAACATTGACGTCAAATCATCAACAAAGAAACTCTCCGGTAAAACACTCGATCAAAAGATCTTAGCAGCAAAAGAAGCAATCAAGTTTTTAGAAGCACAGAAACAAAAGGAGCTTCAAGCCTCTTCGACTCCTCTTATTGAGGGAGAGCTTCAAGATGTGGATGGGGTTCCAGTATGAGTGAATCAGTCATTTTAGATAAAGATGGAAAAGAGTTTAAAAACGCCACAAAAATTAGGCTTTTTACGGTAGAGCTCACCGCTAAAGAAATGCAAACCATGGCAAATGCTGTCACAGGTTTTGTGAATGTTCTGACCCAACAAAAGAAGATGTTAGAGCCAGAAACAACGATGCAGCTTATCAGTGCTCTTAATAAATTTAAAGCTGCTGCTGACACAAATAAATATAGAATCACAGAGATCGAAAACCCTTCTCTTTCAGGTCTCAAGTTTGATTCCGAGATGCTTAAAGGTATCAAAGAAGAGCTAAGCGAAGAGGTAAAGAGTGGAGATTGATCTTATCTTTAGAGATTTAGACGAGAGTGATCTTGCTTTTGTTTATAATAGCTGGCTTATCAATTTTAGAGACTCTAACAACTTAGAAAACCTCATTGATAAGAAGATTTATTTTGATAACCAAACCGCACTAATAAAAAAAATACTTTCTAAATCAGAGGTGGTTTTAGCTTCCTCTCCTGAGGATGAGAGCCAAATCTTTGGTTTTATTGTATTTGAAAGGTTTAAATCCCTAAACGTTCTTCACTATGTCTACGTTAAATCCATGTATCGACGTTTAGGAATTGGAAGAAGGCTCAAAGATTATGCTTTTGAGGACAGTGAAGAAATAGAGCTTCCTATCCTTTCTACACACATGACACGCATGAGTAGGATTCTTACACATTCTTGGAATCTTATCTTTAATCCCTATTATTTGTTAGATATCTAGGAGAGAGAAATGCCAGAAAAACTAAAATGCGTAAAATTCATTGAATCTGTAATGCTTGATAATTTAGAGAATCGCTACTATAGCGATGAAAAAACAGAAATCACTCTTGATGGGATGATTATAAAACTTGTCTCAAAGAGATCAAAAAAGAATGTCTGTTCTCATCTTCTCAATGTGATTTCATTTGAGATTGATGATGGAATTAAACCAGCAGTGAAAGGAAAGTAATGAGACTTCTAGAAGGACTAAAAGGAACCGACGGTGAAACGGTCGCAATATGCCCAGACGCAATAGAGTATCTTATTTCAAGTGATGAGCAGACATGGATTTATTTTGATTCAGGAGACAGTGTACTTGTCGATCATACCATCAAAGAAGTTTGCGAAACATTAAGAAAAATGGGTTAAGCCTTGATCAAATCAATTGATGAAGCTTTTGAAATCTTAGACGAACTTCAAAAGGATGAACTCTTGACGGGTCGTTCTTCGAAGATTGTCATAGACCCTCATCAATTGATTGACCATAACTTTGCTGCCCAAAAAGCTTTTATTGAAGATGACTCTTTAAGAAAATCGATATTTTGCACACGTCGTGCCGGTAAAAGTAATACCTTTGGACGCGCTCAGATCAAAGAATGCTTTGCATATCCGGGAAGCTCTCAGATCTATTTTGGTCTCACAAAAGATTCTGCAAAGCTAACGATGTGGGATAACATCATAAAAGCGATCAATAGAGACCTTGATCTAGGGGGAGAGCCAAACGAAACCGATCTTATTTTTAGATTTGGTGACTCTCAGTATATTTTAGCGGGCGCAGATTCAAGGCCCGCTGAGATTGAAAAAAAACTTGGAGGAAAGTTTAGATCTGCGGTCATCGATGAAGCAGGCTCCTTTAGACAAGATCTAAGAAAAATCGCTTATGAAATGATGGAGCCAGCCCTTGCAGACTTAGAAGGATGGTTAGGACTTGGCGGAACACCTACAGAAATCACCTCTGGCCTATTCTTTGACGTGAGTACAGGTATAGAGCCTGGTTGGTCTAGGCATGAGTGGGACACGCTTGATAACCCTTATATGCGTGTACAGTGGCAAAAAAAGATTGATTGGCTCATTAAAAACAATCCTAGAATTGTAGAAACACCAGCCTTTCAAAGGATGTATCAAAAGATATGGGTCATCGATAAAGACTCTAAATGCTACAAATACCAAATAGGACGAAATGATATTGATTTTTGTCCTGAAGAAGATCCTCTCACCCATGTCCTTGGAATCGATCTAGGCTTTAATGATGACTCGGCATTTACAGTTGCCGCTTTCTCGGAGTTTGATCGATGTGTTTATTTTAGAGAAAGTTACAGTAAATCAGGAATGATCATCAGTGATGTGGCAGAGAGAATCCAATACTACATTGATAAATATAGTCCCATGGCCTGCGTTATCGATAATGCCTCAAAACAGTCTGTAGAAGAGCTTAAGCAGCGTTTTAACCTTCCTTTGATTGCTGCGGAAAAGCAAGGAAAAGCTGAATTTATCGAGATAATGAACTCGGAATTCATCCAAGGAAATATCAAACTTGTTATGCCTGATTGCGAGGATCTTGCGACAGAATACGGTGCTCTTATCTGGGATCAGAAAGCAAAACCAAAAAGAATAGAGCATCCTAGCTGCAAGAATCACAAAGCAGATGCAAGTCTTTATGCTTGGAGATATTGCTTATCTTATTTATCAACAGAAAAGCCACGTCCGAAAACCGAAGAAGAAAAAATCGATGAGTGGTTTGATGGTCATGCGGATCGAATTGCAAAAGCCGAAGCACTCGAATTTTGGGAGAAATAAAAATGCGTGATGAACTTTTGATAATGATGCTCAAAAGAAACGGGGTTCTTGAATATAAACGAACCCTTATGTCAGTCAGTATCAAGTTTAAGGAAAGTGACAACCCACATGTTTCACCTCAAGAGCTTGTGCAACCATCTCCATCGAATTATGCTGAATTGATGGCAAAAGCTCAGCAGATGGCAACAGAGAATGTGAGCGATGAAGACATCTTGCGCGACCCCTATATGGGATTACCACCACTAGGCAAAAAAGGATGAAAGGATGGAAGCAGCTTACAAATATAATGAAATTCCGGTAGAGCGCTACTATCAAGAAAGAGACAAAAAAAAGACAGATCAATGGTGGACGCTTGAAGACAAAGACGTTTATGAGGGTGTCTTTGCTGCAATCAATGCTATCGAAAAGCAGCAAAGCCAAAGAATGGAGCAGAATTTAAGATTCGAGAGACTTTATGCAAACAAGGAAATCGTCTCTTTAAAAGCAGGAAATCATTATAGGATAGGTGATCCTAAAACATTCCTTGATGCGCGAATGACTTATAACGTAACAAAAAGTTGCGTGGATGCAGCGTGTGCAAAGATTTCAAAAGAAAAACCTAGACCCCTTTTTCTCACGGAAAATGGAAAGTGGGCATTGCAGCAAAGAGCAAAGCGTCTTTCTCAGTTTGTCCAAGGTACTTTTTCGATGATGGGGACGGGTACGGGTGAGAATAAGAGTCTCTACGGGATAGGTAGGCAATGCTTTAAAGATGCCGGAAAATTTGGAACAGGTGCTACACACTTTTTTTCTCCCAAAAATATCGGTCAAGTTAAAGCGGAGCGAGCGTTCATTGATGAAATCCTTATCGATGAAATCGAAGCCACATATGGAAATCCTAGAACTATCCATAGAAAACGGCAAGTATATAGAGATGTTCTTTTAAAGCTTTATCCAAAGTATGCAAGGTATATCGAAGAGGTAGACGTTACCGAAGCTCAGGTCAAAATAGATAACTTCGGTGCAGATATGATCGATGTTGTCGAAAGTTGGCATTTGCCGAGCGTCGAAGGGGCCTCAGATGGACGCCATGCGATTTGCATTAAAAACTGTACGCTTGACGTAGAAGTATACGAAGAAGATTATTTCCCGTTCCTCTTTCAAAGATGGTGCATGCCTACGCTTGGCTTTTATGGTTCCGGTATTATTGAAGAAGTGATTGGAATCCAGCTAGAGATCAACAAAATTCTAAGAACGATGAGAATTGCACAGCATCTTTGTGCGGTCCCTCAGGTCTGGTTAGAATACCAAAGTAAAACTGTCTCTTCTAAGGTTGATAACACGATTGGTGGTCTTAAGTACTACACCGGAAAGCCCCCACTCTTTTTGATTCCAAATGCTATGAACAAGGAAATGTATGATCATTTGGAAAGACTCTATCAAAAAGCTTATGAATTAACGGGAATTTCTCAGATTTCTGCATCGGGAAAGACTCCGGCAGGTCTTGACGCTGCGGTTGCGATCCGAGAAGTCAAAGAGACAGAAAACGAAAGATTTGCTCTTCAGCAAGAAATGTATGAAGACTATTTCATGGATGCGACACGCTTAATTATCAAAATGTGTCGAAAGCTCACAAAAGAAGGTAAAGAGCCAGTCGTTCAGTTCAAAGATGGAAACTCTATGAAAAACATAAAGTTTTCAGAAGTGGACATAGACGAAAAAAATATCTCGGTTCGTGCATATCCAACGAACTTTTTACCATCTACGCCAGCGGGTAAGCTTCAAGACGTGACTGAGCTAGTAAAATCTGGTTTTTACACTCAGGAAGAGGCCTTAGAACTTTTAGATTATCCAGATCTTAAAAAGATCAATAATCTAAAAACTTCAAGTCGAGATGATGTTTTAAAAGTTATTGAAAAGATCATTGAATCCGAACAATACCAACCCCCTGAGCCTTACATGAACTTAGAACTCGCAAAGAATCTTTCTCAGTCTTATTACCTTCGCTGTCGATGCGATGGTGCTCCAGAGAAGGTTTTAGAGCTTCTTCGTCAGTTTCAAGAGGATGTGAAGGATCAAATCAAGCTTAAAATGCTTGCAAACAATCCTGCTCTGCCTCCGCAGCAAAATGTCGTCACAGGTGTTCCTACTCCTGCTCCACAAGCAGAATTGTTACCAAACGCTCCCTTAGCACAAGCATCATAGGAATTTTATGACGGAATTAAACCAAGAATTGACAACGGACCAAACCGCACCGAATCCTACTGCTATACAAAATGACGCAGCTACGGAGACTTCTCCTACTCCTCCTCCACCAACAGAGCCTTCAAAGGATGATTTTTCAAAGAGATTTACTGCTCTTTCAAGAAAAGAAAGAGATGTTCTTGCTCAAGCTGAAAAAATCAAAGCAGACCTTGAGCAGGTCAATAACTGGAAAAAAGAAAAGGATCTTTTTAAGACAAACCCCGTTAAGTTTATGGAAGAGAATGGATGGAAATTTTCCGATCTTGTTGATTTTACATTAAACAATGGCAAATTGACCCCAGAGCAGCAGATCGCAAAGCTTCAAGAGCAACTTGAGTCTATTCGATCCGAAAAAGATAAAGAACAGCAGACTCGTGCGAAAGCACAGGAAGAAGCCAACATTTTAGCCTATAAAGCCAATCAAAAAACCCATCTTCAAAGCAAAAAAGAAGAATACGAGCTTTTAAATCACTACGAAAGCTTTGATCTTGTTTACGACATCATGAACGAGCATTACCAAAAGACTCTTAAAGAAACAGGGGTCGGGGAAGAACTCGATATTGACAAAGTTGCCAGTGAGGTGGAAAAATATCTTGAAGGTCAACTTGAAAAAGCAAGCTCAACGAAAAAATTCCAAAGCAAATTTGCTTCTACAAAAGTTCCAGTAGAGGCCAAGTCCGAGGGAACACAGACAAAAGATGCTCCTAAGACTTTAACAAACTCAGACGTTACTGGCTCTTCTTCTTCGAGTCATCCAGCTCGATGGCTTGATGATGATGAAAGCAAAGCAAGAGCCGCAAAGTTTTTAGAGGATGCCTGGAAAAAACAAAAGAGCTGACCCATATCTAAGCTAGTACAAGATTTCACTAGCTAAAAATGTCGCAAGAGATTGCACGCGACGAAAGCAATAAAAAAAATCGTTTTCGTTTAAACAATCTTGGAGACAAATTATGTCTAGTGGAATGAACCTCACAGCGTTTAACGCTGCGTTGAAAGAACACTACACGGGAGACCGTGTGGAAGATATGACTTACCGTGATTTTCCTTTCTTTGCGATGCTTCCAAAGATGGAAAATTTCGGTGGTAAAAGTCTTCCGATCCCAATTATTTATGGTCGTGGTCAAGGACGATCTAAAACCTTCTCGATAGCTCAATCGGGCTCAACTTCAACAGCTTCTAAAATCGGATCTTTCCAACTCACACGCGTAAAAGATTATGCGATCGCGACTTTGGATGGTGAGACAATGGCAGCATCGAAAGGTGATGCCAATGCTTTCATGTCCGCATTCACGACCGAAGTTGATGGTGCTATCAACTCTCTAACAAGATCCATCGCAATCGGTCTTGTTAGAACCTCTGCTGCATCGATCGGTCAGGTCAACGCAGAACCTACAGAGAACGCTACAACCTTTCAAATCACACTTAAAGACGTTGAAGAGATCGTAAACTTTGAACTTCAGCAAGTTCTTGTGATCTATTCTGCTTTATCAGGTGGATCTCAAAGAAACAGTGATGGCTCTGCCGTCACGTTTCCTGTCGTCGGTGTAAACCGTTCTACAGGTGTTTTGACTCTTACAGGGTCTTACACTTCATCAGGAACCATTGCAGCTAACGATTATATCTTCGCTTACGGAGATAGAGGCCTTGGTATCAGCGGTCTTGAAGACTGGTGTCCATCAACCGCACCGGGCGCAACTTCTTTCTTTGGTGTGGATCGATCCGTCGATACACGCTTAGGTGGTCTTCGTCTCGATGGTAGCGGAGCACCGATTGAAGAAGTCTTGATCGAAGGAGATCGTTTAGTTGGTCGTGAAGGTCATACCCTTGATCACTATTTCATGAACTTTGCAACACTTGCAAACCTTAAAAAAGCACTAGGAACAAAAGTCCAATACGTTGATATTGCGGTCAACCCACGCATCTCTTTTAGAGCTGTGATGGTTGACGGTAATAAAGGCCCAATCAAATGTATTGCTGACAACACTTTCCCATCGAATCGAATCTTTGGTTTGAAGCTTTCTTATTGCAAGCTTTACTCCATTGGAAAAGCAGTGAGTGCAATTGACGATGACGGCCTCGATAGCCTGAGGCAAGCGGCTGACGATGGAGTCGAACTGCGTTACTCGTTCTACGGAAATTTTGCAACTCGTGCTCCCGGTGCAATGATCAACATTCAAATATAAGGTGGTGATCTATGACACTTGGAAACAAACAATTTCGAAGAGACATGGGGGCTCGTGAAGCCGGTGTCGTAAAACTTTACGGACGTGTTGTCACGTCCACGAGTGGAACGATCGATTCACAGGTCTCTCGTGGGTTTACGGTTACAAAGACAGCAGCAAAGACGGGTCGATATACCATCACACTTGATACGAATTACAACAAACTTTTGATGTGTAATGTCATGATTCAAGGTGCTGATGATTCTGCATACACTTCCGCAAAAGGATTAACATGGTTTGTCCGTGCGGTTGATGTTGCAGCAAACTCCACTTCTGCACATTTGTTTTATCTTCAGTTCTGTGATCCAGATGGATCTCCAGCGGATTCAGAATTGCCTGATGGAACAATTTTCTCTCTTGAAGTGACCGTTAAAAACTCATCCATTTACTAAAAGGGGATCTTCTTATGATGAAACCCGAAAAAGGTAAAATGGTGTCGATCATTTTAGAAAAACTCGGAAGTCCTAAAAAAGGATTTCCAAAAGAGAGCATGGAAGGTGAAGAAGACGACCATTCTATGGCTTTACATGATTCGATGAAGACGTTTATCGAATCTGTTGCGTCAAAGGATGTTGAAAGTGCCGTCAGCTCTCTTAAAGATTTTATCTATATGTGCAGTGAGGAATAGTGATGGCTTTGTGGACTTTGGCACAGCTTAAGCAGAGGGTGAGAGAGCGAGCGGATATGGTTTATTCGCTGTTCGTAAGTGATGAAGAACTTCAACGCTATATCTCCTCTTCTTATGCAGATTTTTACGATCAAGTCGTCAAAGTCTATGCGGATCATTATGTCGATGATCCTGTTTCTTTTAGCATTGCTTCAGGAAACACGCATACAATAGATGAAAATTTTTACAAACTTAAAGGTGTGGATTTTCTCGACGGATCAGAATGGGTTGAAGTGAGAAGCTTTAACTTTAACGAGAGAAACTCCACACAACAGGGTGATAGGCTTCGTCGCTATCATCCTAAGCTTCGCTATAGACTCGTAGGGAACAAACTTCGTTTTATCCCTACAGATCAAGCGATAGGGTCTTATCGTTACTGGTATGTACCTTTATACACGCCTCTTGAAGATGACGACGATGAGATGGATGGTCTCAACGGTTGGGAAGAATATATCGTCATCGATGCAGCGATCAAATGTCTTTTAAAAGAGGAAACCTCCGTTAAAGAATTGATTGCTCTTCGTCAAGAATGGAAAGAAATCATCGCAGAAAGTGCTCAGAATCGAGATGCAGGAGAGTCTGAATCCATTACCGATGTATATGCAGGTCAAGACTATTACAGGTAAAGAATGCTTCCTTCATTTCGAAAAACTAGAGTTTTAAACGCTGACGTTAAGAATTTTCAAGACGCAGTGGCTCAGATATTTAATCAGATTTTAAAGAAACAGATTATAGATGGTGTGATCCTAGAAGATTTAACGATTACGAGCGGCACACCTCTTTCCATTGATCATGGTCTTAATACTCTTATCCGTGGGTGGATTGTGATTAGAAAAAATGCCTCTTCTAATATTTATGAGAGTGCATCCGACACACCGACAAAGACCTTGATTTTGAATGCTTCTTCAAACGTAACCATTAGTCTATGGGTGTTTTAATGAGTCTTACTCCTTACATGGGTTTAGATAAGCCAGAAGTGAGCGTAACGCTAGGCCCTGAGTGGGCTTCGATGCTCAACGCTCTAATCGATCTTATCGATGCTCACGATCACTCGGATGGAAACGGCGCTCAGGTTACACCGGCAGGCATTCTTATCAATGCGGCTTTGGATTTTGTAAACAATCAGATTCAAAACGCAAAAAGCGTTGGTCTTTATGCAAAGCTCGCTGCTGATCTCACTCACCTTAGATCGCTTCAAAGTGTTGGTGGTGATGCCTACTGGATCAACGGTGCAGGGGCTGCTGTAAGGCTCACAAACGGTGGAAGCATCGTTTCAACAGGCTCAGGGGTCTTATCTCCTTCGGTTATTTCTTCTTACCCTTACACGGTTTTAACGAGTGATGCGCAATCGGTTTTAGTGATCGATACCAGTGCAGCGAGAACCTTGACTCTTCCAGCAGCATCAAATGCCATGATGGTAGGAGTCAAAGACGGTGTAGGAAGCGCATCGACAAACAATATTTCAGTAGATCCAGATGGAACAGACACCATTGAAGGTGAGAACTCAACGTATTTTATTCAGGAAGATTTTGGATCAAGATTCTTTCTGAGTGATGGCGTTTCAAAATGGTATGTGATTTAAAATGGCACTTCAAAGGCAAAACATAGAACTTAATCTTGCATCGGGCATGGACACGAAGACCGATAAAAAGCATGTCCTTCCGGGGAAATTGACGGAATGTCGAAACGCTATTTATCGAAAAACAGGTGCTCTTGATAAAAGATTTGGTTACGAGAAGATTTCTAATCTTGATGTGTCAGGAAACAATCTTGGTACAGGTTCAGGACTTGCCATCTTTAAAGATGAACTCTTGCAATATAACTCGCAAAAAGTTTATTCTTACTCTCCAAATATCGATAGGTGGGTAGATAAAGGTGCAGCAGTTTCAGCGATTATTACGACGCGTCAAGTTATTAAGAATACAGCCTCACAAAGTCAGGTTGATTCTGCTATCCTTAATGGCATTGGTCTTTATGCTTGGGAGGATTCTAGAGGAGGGGTTCGAGCTTCCATTATCGATGAAACTAGTGGGACTCCTCTACTGGCTGATGTGTCTATCGATGCTTCTGCATCAAGGACGAGATGTTTAGCCTTTGGCCAATACCTCTATGTTTTCTATTATAAAAGCGGTTCTCTTTATGTAAGAAGGATCAACCCTTTATCTCCCACAGCTTTTGATTCTGCGGTTACGGTTTCTTCTACCGTCAACACCTCGAACCCTACTTATGATGTTCTCTCGTATAGAAACCAAAGAATGTTATTTGCGCATAATGTTCAGGGTGCAAGTCAAATCAAAGTAGGATGGTTAAGCGATGTTCCTGCTGTGCTCTCTGGAACCTTTTCTCCTGTGACGATTGCTGAGGCTGCTACAAACTGTTTAGGGGTCATAGAGGGCCCTACTTCCACATTTTATGTGGCCTATCAAAATGGAACGAATGGCCTTAGATGCACCATTTTAAACAATGGTCTTTCGACTCTTCATGCTCCTTTTACGGTTGAAAACATCACAGCGACAGACATCATCAATATCACGGGTTATAAGCTTTCCGATGACAGTGGCATTACCTTTCTTTACGAGAAAACGGCTGCTGCAACCTATAATCACAGTGTAAGAAAAGCGACTGTCACAACATCGGGGACAGTCTCTTCTGCTGCTTCTGATTTTATGAGAAGTGTGGGCCTTGTTTCTAAAGCCTTTACCTTTATAGACGAGGATGAAAACTCTAATTTTTATGTAGGTGTGGCTCATTCCTCGACTCTTCAATCCACTTATTTTGTGGTTCGATCCGATGGCCTTGTCATTGGAAAGCAGCAGTATACAAACGCAGGTGGTCTAACATCTAGGCCCATATTAGCGAACGTGAATTATGAAACCGATTCGATATTCTCATACGCGATCCTTAAGAAAAATCAGATTACGAGTGAAAATGCGACTATCTTTACGCCTACAGGTGTATCTAAAACAGCAATTGATTTCACAAACGAAAGCATCTTCACGACAAGACAGTTAGGAAACAACCTTCTTATCGTAGGTGGTATTCTTAATATGTATGACGCTCAAAGCGTTGTAGAGCATGGATTTTTGCTTTACCCCGAAAATAACACCATTGCTAAAAAATCGGGTGGTTCTCTTGTCGATGGAACTTATGGGGTTATTGTTCTTTACGAGTGGACCGATAACTTTGGTCAAATCCATAGATCACAACCATCAGTCGCAACCCTTGTTGAGACTTCAGGGTCTGACAATAGTATCAGCGTTGTCGTTCCCGCTCTTCGCATTACGAGAAAAGATGGAAGCAATCGAAGCAATGTTTCTATTGTGGGATATGTCACCGAAGTCAATGGATCGACTTATTACAGATATACTTCTGTAAGCTCTCCGACCTTTAATGATGTGACAGCAGACACTGTGGCTTTGCCTGACATCACAAGTGTCAGTGGAATTGCAAGTAACGAAATCTTATATACAACAGGGGATGTACTCCCTAACGTTCCTGCCCCAGCGTGTAGCGTGATTGAAGTTTTTCAGAACAGAATCTTTTTAGGTGGCTTAGAAGAAGAAAACCAGATTTGGTTTTCAAAGGAAATGAAGGCTAATGAACCCGTAGAATTTAATGATACTTTTAATAAAGCCATTGAACCCGATCGAGGAAAAGTCAATGCTTTTGCCGTTCTTGACGATAAAATACTTCCCATCAAAGGTGATAGGGCTTATTTCACTTATGGGGATGGTCCAAACAACACGGACACACTTGGAAGTTTTGCAGAGATTCAGTCAACAACGATTGATATTGGAACAAGCAATGCAAAGAGCATAGTAAAAGGCCCGCAAGGGGTCATGCTAAAAACAAGCAAAGGATTTTACGGGATCGATGGAGCCTTTGGAACAGCTTACCTTGGTTCTGATGTTGAAGATTATAATGATCTCTCTGTTAGTTCTGCTACTTTGCTTTCCGATGTAGACGAAATACGGTTTACAACCTTAGACGGTGATCTTCTCTCGTTTAATTATCATGAGCAAAAATGGAGCACCTTTAAAGGTTTAAAAGCATCGGATGCGGTACTGTGGGGAAACTCCTACATTATTTTAAGAACCGATGGTTCTATCTATAAAGAATCTTCCTCGATCTATAAAGACAATGAAAGCTCTTACGGCATAAGTCTCACAACAGGTTGGATTGCTTTTGCCGGTGTAACAGGCTTTAAGCGTGTTTATAGAATGACTTTTCTAGGGGAATATAAAAGCCCACACAAACTTAGAATCAGTGTCGGATATGACTATTCGGAAGCATGGATGCACTCTGTCATCTATGACCCCGAAGCAAGTGAAGAAGTGACCTTTTATGGGGATGATTCGCCCTATGGAAATTCGGTCGTTTATGGTGGTCCACTGATTGATTATTTGATCCGTGTCGATATGAAAATTCAAAAATGCACAGCGATTCGATTTAAAATTGAAGAGATCGTAACCTCTTCTACAGAAGGCTCACAGGAAGGCTTAACGATTTCCGATATCGGACTTTTAGTGGGCATCAAATCCGGTTCTGCAAAGCTCAAAGCAGCGCAAACCACGGGGGTTTCCTAATGGGACTTTTTGGATCAATCAAAAAAGCTGCAAGTGATGGCTTATCAAGTGTGGGTGGAAGAGCGGTACTTGGAGGTATTATTGCGGGGCCGGGTGGTGCTCTTGCCGGGGCCGCTTCCTCTGGTCTTCCCGCTATTTCAAAAGCTTTGACCACTGCGGCTCCAAAGGTTGGCTTAGGGACTTATAAAGCCGATGAATATAAACCCAATATCAATGATTTTCAAAATAACCCTCAATATGATTACCGTCGATCCGACTTAAATGGGCAGTTAAGAAATATCGATGCACGTCAACCAAGGATGCAGATAACTTCTCAAAATGCTGCAACCAATCTATCCACAGCAGCCCAGCTTGATCAAAGTCAGTACGGTCAAACGCGAGAGCAGCAGATGGCTCTTGCAAAACAATTGACGGACCAAGGAAACGGGATTGGACCCTCTCTTGCACAGAGTCAACTCCAGCAAGGACGAGATCTCGCAATCGCAAACGCTATGGCTTTAGGAGCTTCTCAAAGGGGCTTAACTGCTGGTCAGGGATTAAGAAATATTTCCGATCAGACAGTCAATGCCAATATGCAGGCGGCTCAAGAAGCAGCTCGCTTAAGGCTTCAAGAACAGCTTCAAGCACGTCAAGCCCTCCAAGGGGTTTTAGGAACGATCGGTGGTCAGGATCTTAATTTAGCAAACGCAAATGCAGGCTATTTAAATCAGACGAATCTAGCGAATGCTGCCTATGCAAATAACATGAATCAGTTCAATGCAAACCAAAATCTTTTGGCTCAGCAGAACAATCAAAACGCTTGGACTCAACAGACAAATTTAAATGACATTATGAACCGCTTTTATAACACCGGCTTGATGCAACAAGACATAAATCAACAGGCTGCGGGTCAGACTTATAATTCGCTTGGTGCCAATATTCAAGGCAGCATGAATGCAGCAAACGCATCTCAGTTTGCAGATTCTCAAAAGCGATTAGGGGATTTTGTATCAAAGCTTGGTCAAGCTGCAATGTCTGGTCTATCGGGTGGTGGCCTTGGTGGAATGGGTGGAAGCTTAGGAATTGCTCCAAATATGACAACACCAGCAACGGGTGGATGGAATGGATCTACCGTTTCTCCTTACTCTTCTTTTGCACTTGTCGGTAATCCTCAACTTGGTTCTCAAAGAATCTACGCTTAATAGGAGCATAAAATGCCTGATTTGTCTCAAGAACAGCTCGATGGACTTTATAACGAAGGTTATATCAATTTTGATACCTATATGAGGATGACAAGACCGGGGAGCTTGGTTCAGCCTAACCCTACATTAAACATGACTCCGCTTCCTTCTTCTCCTGAGCAAGCAGTGAGGTATCAAAACTCTTCTCCTTTGGCAGATGATGCTTTTAAAAGAAGTATGAACGAGTGGGATCGAAGAGATGAGCAAAAGGCTCTTCTCAACAAACACAATCAGGATATTGAGAGAAACTCTCAAAAAACTCCAATGGCTCCTCCTGCTCCTGTTCCCGCTCCCCCTACAAACCAAGCATTAAGTTCAGATCAATCTGCGCCTAATCCACAGACTTTAGCGTCTCCTTATAATGCAGCCTACGATATGCAAAAAAACGCTATCACAGCAGGTGCGACGGCAAGTGGCCAAAAGAATGATGCTCAATCTTTGTTGATGCAACAATCAATAAACGAGCAAAACGAGCTTGAGAGAAAAAGACAAGAAGCGGAAGCAGAAAGGCAAGCTCAGCTTAATACAAAAATTCAGGATTTAGAAAAATCAGTTTCTGAAGTCTCTTCCGCTTCGGTAGACCCAAATAAATTTTGGAGTGAAAAATCGACAGGAAACCAGATCCTAACAGGTATTGCACTTGCTTTAGGGGCCTTTGGATCGACTCCTGACAACAAAGTTGTGGGTCTTTTAAACAATCTGATTGATCGAGATATTAACCTTCAAAAATGGAATATCACAAATAAAAGAGACAATATTTCCGCTAAAACGGGACTCCTCGGTCAAATGCGTCTAAAGTTTGGTGATGAGCGCCAAGCGGAAGAAGCAACCCGCATGGCTGCTATTCAAAAAGTTCAAAACGAAATCATGCAAAAATCTATGCAGTACGCTTCTCCTGAGATCAAAGCCAATGCAGATAAACTCATCGGAGAACTCGAACTTAAAAAACAAGAAGCTCGTCAAAATTTTGCAGCGTTTGCAAGTGGTGATCTTGTTCCAAAAACGTTCAGCGATGCGATGGCGCTTAAGAAAGATAAAAGCGAAAGAACCATTGCTGGTGTGGGAATGGTCAATGATGCAAGGGACGCACAAAAGATTCGAGACGCAAAAGCAGCGTTTGATACAATGAAAGCATCCGTTGTTCAGCTCAAAGCTCTAGCTGCAAAATATAGCGGAATAACAGGCAGTATAGAGGGTGCAATCTCAACCAATGACGCGGATCGATCAAGAATCATTGCTACCGATCTTATGATGAATCTTAACAAGCTCTATGAAAACGGTGTTATGAACGAGCATGAGCTTGAGCAGTATAAAAAGATGATTCCTAATGATGTGACAGCCTTCTGGTCTAAAAACAATGTTCAAAAATTGCAGCAATTTTTAGAAATCATGACTCGAAAATATGAATTTCTTCTAAGGTCTCGTGGCATCGAAGATAAAATGCAGACTGACAAAAAGAGGTAACGGGTGGATCTCTATAATGCAAAAACGAGAGAGAAAGAAGAGATCAATGACCCTCAAGCTCTTCAAGAAGCCTTAAAGAATAGGACTCATGGCTATTTAAAAGGCCAAGAGATTCCTGCTATCAATCCTTATGGGGAAAAGGTCTGGATTCCATCTGATGAAGTTCACGACAAGGTGGCATTGGGTTATAAAATCCCAACATCTAATGAACTTCAGGTTGAAAAGTTTGTTGAGGACAACAAAGGAATTTTAGGCTCTTTCGGTGTTGCAGGATCGCAAGCCGTCGATGAATTTTTAGGTGGTCTTCCTGAGCTTATTTATAACCATACAGGAAACCCTCTTGATGTTGCAAAAAAAGAAGCTTTAAAAAAAGAACACTCCTTTGCAAATGCGCTCGGTGGAGTTGCTGGGGGCGTAGCCGGTGTCTTTAAAGGGCCTCTAGCTCCTCTCTTTAACCTTGCAGGAAAAGCAAGTTTAAAGACCACAGGGATGCTTGCAGAAAAGCTTGGAGTGCAATCTGGAGGTGCATTAAGTCAAAGGGCTATCTCTAAGGCTGCTGCAAAGATTGCTGCTAGAACTGCTGGAGGAACTGTTGAAGGGGCTATTATTTCAACGCCTCATGTGATCACAGAAATAGCTTTAGGTAATCCAGACATAGCAGCAGAGCATTTTCTTTCAGGTGTGGGTGTCGGTGCTCTTTTTGGAGGTGGTATAGGGCTTTCAAAAGAGCTTTGGGGGCTAGGAAAGAAATTAAAAGATCGAGCCTCAAAGATCGATACGGTAGAACTTTCTAAAAAAGTTGCAAAGAGTTTTTCAGGTGTTGAACCTGAAGACATCGATTATTTTTTGAAAAACAAAGATAGGCTCTCTCAGGATGGCGCCGTTAAAGAATATGAGACCATCTGGAATGAGATGGACAATGCTGTCAATGTTGTCAAAAAAGAAAAAGAAAGAATAGCTTCTGAGCTTAAAGATGAAGAATTAAAATACGGAATTCAATATTCGAATGCTTTAAGAGATGTTAAGCAAACCAAAGCCCCCATAAGCTTAGCAGACGAGATCGTTGATTCTTTAAACAAGGAAAAAGCAGTCTTAGGTGATCTTGGCGAGCAGATGGATGAAGCTCTTGGAGAGCTAGAAGGAAAATTTAAAACAGCCCCTCTTGTTAAGAAGGTCAAAGATCTTGAAAAAAAACTAGGGGTCAAGGGCAAAGAAGGAGAAAATATCCTTTTTGCCAAAGAAGAAGAAAAGGCCTCTCAAGAACTTCACTCTCTTTATGAGCGTTTAAGTCTTCTTCCTGAAGAAATCGATGGGCCCACACTTCGTGAGGTCATGAAATCCGTAAGAAAAAACATCGTTAAATATAAATCTGTTATGCCTGATGCAGGCACCTTTAATGAAACCCTAGATAATCTTTTAATTGATTTCACCCATTCGATCAGTGAAGGGCTTAAAGCAACAAGTGAGAAACAAGGAAAGCAGTATCATATCCTTGTTAAAGAAGCTGCGGACAAAGCCAATGCTTTAAAAGAAGCTTCAAAAGTCTTTGGAACACCTAAGAAAGCTTTAGGCGCACTTGAGTCTATCATTTCTGGAAATCCTGCAAATGAACGTCTTTTAACGGATTATTCAAAGGTTTCTGGAAGAGATTTCATGGCAGAAGTCAACTCCATAAGAAGCTATAAAAACATTTTGGAGATGAATGCAAGAGGACAAGACGTTTCCTCTCTTTTGATCCCCGGTGCCGAGAAATCAAAAGAAAACCTTAGAGCCCTTTCTAAACAAATCAATGATCTTTATGAGTCTATAAGAATTCTTACGCCTCAAAAAGTAAGAATGATCAATCGACTCGGAAACAGTTATAAAAACCCAAAAGATCTCGTCATCAAAGCGATTGAAAATCTCGATAAAATCCATGGAACAAATTTTCTTCAAGAGATTAGAGATAGAAACACTCTTTCGGCTTTTCAAAAGGCTTCTCCGGGTGGCTCAAGAAAAGCTGTCATCGGAAAAAGCATAGGAAAAGTTGTCGGAGGTGGTATCGGTGGAACTTTGGGAGGACTTGTTGGAGGCCCTGCGGGTCTTGCAGCGGGTGGATCTGTCGGGGTTCTTGCGGGAGAGGCTGCTGGATCTGCTGTTGGTGGTTATCTTGATACTTATGCAGGACAGGTTTTAAAAAACATTTTGGAGAAAGACTCTAAACTTGGTCTTTTGTTTGTAGAAAAAAGTCTTAAAAAGAGTGCGGATCGAATCGATCAGATCCCTTCTATTTTTGAGAGAATGTCAAAATCTCCTGCAAATAAAGTTTTAAATGCTCCTTCTTCCATCAATACGCTTTGGAGGATTTTAAAAGAAGACGAAAAGGAGAATCCAAATAAGAATCCTTCGATCCCTGAAAGTCTTCATAAAATCAGTGCAATCAGTGAGAGGGTGAGCGAGCTTTTATCAGACCCTCAAAAGCTGTTTGATCATATCAATCAAATGAATGAAGGGCTTATGAATGGGGGAGCGCCTCTCATTGCTGCATCTTCAGCTATGAAGGCTCAAGATATGCTTCGCTATATCGATATGATTATCCCTAAGCCTCCCGCTCCAAGATCACCCTTTCAAAGTAGGATCAATTGGAGGCCTTCCGACAGTGAAGTTTTTTCTTTTGCTCAAAAGCTTCAGGTTCTAGAAGATCCTTTGATGGTCTTAGATGCCTTGGAAAATGGAACTTTGACACAAAATCATATGGACGCACTTCAAACGGTGTTTCCTGTCGTATTTCAAGAAATTCAGAAAAAAGCAATGGAAGTAGCCATGAGTGGAATGGAGCTTCCTATGGATTATTCAAAGAGAATTAAGCTTTCTATGCTTTTAGATGTGCCGCTTGATTCCTCTTTGATGCCAGAAAAAGTTGCCTACCTGCAATCCTCTTTTGACAATATGACGGGAGAGATTGAAAATACTTCACAGAACCAAAATTTATTTACCCCAAACATTAATAATGATTTTGCATTAGCGCAGCAAACTCAGTCACAGAAACTTCAAACGGTGAGGACTTAATAAATGTC